GGTCATCACAGCGTGTCAGGTGGTGCTTTACCGTTGCACGTTCCCGAGCTTGTTGACGCAGATAAACTCGAGGACTTTTTAAAACTTATGATATGTATTCATGAGGACGATTTTACTTTATTTAGTTTAATGGATACGTAAAAAGGAGGATTTTATGGGCGCGAAAGTATTTACTAAAAATGATTCTACATTTTACGGCTACTCGATGCTTGAGGTTAGAAATGCGCTGAATGAAACGCTTGTGGAGTGCAACGATATATCTAAGAATCCCACATTTAGTGCGGGCGTTGAATGGGCGTACAGACGGATGTGCAAGAAGTTAGGGCTTGATGACGAAAAAGAAGTAGAAGAATAAACCTGTATGTGGTATGGTTGATAAAAAGGAGTATACTTATGATATCTGTGCGTGACGTTATATCAATTATATTGGCTTGCTGTGGTGGTATCATTACCATTGGGGGCGCTAGCTCAATTATCATCGGATGGCTGTCAAAGGTTCGCGCACCTGAGAACAGACAGAATGAGCAGATAGCAGGACTACTATTCAGGGTTGAGAAGCTCGAAAAGAATGATTCCGAGAAAGAGAGGCGCGTTCAGAACCTTGAGGAAATGACCGAGATTATGCTAAAGATACAGTTTGCCCTATTGAATCACGCGATCAACGGTAACGCCACAGAGGAGCTTAAGGCGGTACAGAAGGAAGTGCAGGCGTACTTAAGCAAAGCTAAAATTTAAGGATATGAGGGTGTTTTGCGAAAGCTTGAAAATTAAATAATGTAATGATAAGATGACGATAGGCAACGGGCCTGTTGCCGACATTCTATCCCCAGGAGGGCGGCACTTTTGTGCCGCCTTTTTGCGTGTAGTGTGTAGGATGCGTGAACGATGTGTAGACCACGTATAACTTCTTTCTATACGGCTTTTATTTTCTAACACTTTTTATATTTACTATATTATCCTTCACATCCTTCACATAAAAAAGAAAAAATATAATAAATAATATATATAAAGGTAAAATATAGGCAAAAAACCGTTGACAAAGTGTCGGGGCTGATGTATGCTTTTCTTGTGGTTAAGTTTATGAGAAAGGAGGTGCCACGATGACTTTAGCTGAAAAAATGGTTGATTTCCGAGCAAGGAATGCGATGTCTATCGAAAAGGCCGCAACCATGGTGGGGATATCAGCGCAGACCTGGAGATATGTGGAGCGTGGAATCCAGGATCCGTCAAGAGTTACCCAGCGCAAGATCGAGCTATTGCTGGAAGGGAGGAGCGATGAAGGCGAGCATAACGCAGATTAAATGCTATAAGGCATGCCCACGTTCGTGGGAGTTAAAGTACCATGAGGGATTATTGCCTGTTAACACCTCTGAGGCGCTCGTGACCGGTAAGGCTTACCATCAGTTACTTGAAGAGCTTGAGAGCGGAGTATCGCTTGCAGATAAGTATCCTGACGTATTCACCAAGGAAATGGCTATGGCGAGAGCTTATGAGAAGTATATCTTCCCGAAGTTCAAGGTTGTGGAGGCGGAGAAAGAGCTGGAGAAGAACATCGGATCGCATGTGCTGCATGGATTTGTGGATGGTCTATCGGATGATGGTTACATCGTTGAGCATAAGACCACGAGCAGGGATATCTCCGAGTATGGTGAGTATGAGTATAATCTTCTGTGGGATGAGCAGGTGCTTGCATACATGAGCTTGTCCGGGCTTTACAAGGTCCATTATACCGTGTGCAAAAAGCCTACGATCCGAATCAAAAAGGATGAGTCGGAAGAAGAGTTTTTCAACCGTATGCTGGAATGGTATGATGTGGATACCGATCAGAAGATCAGAGTATTTACTGTTGAGCGTACACCGGAAGAGGTGGAGCAATTCGAGAGCGATTTCGAGCAGATATGCGATGCAATAGAGGGCAATAAGTTCTTTTATCGTAACACCTGCCATTGTAGCGCCTACGGTCGCAGATGCGAGTATTCGAGCGTATGCTTGCATTATGATTCCAATCAACAGTACATAGAATTTTATCGAAAGGAGAACGAAGATGCAGTTAAAAACAATTGGAGCGGTGAATGAGCCGTACACAGCTCTGTTATATTGTGCGCCTGGTGTGGGCAAGAGTACGGCAATCGGCCTTATTGCTGAGGCCAGCGAGGGTAAGACCTTGGTGCTTGATGTGGACAGGACAATCTCCAGAACATTGGCCAAGCATGAGGTGGTTAGGGATACGAGCAAGGTGCTTGTGGCCGAGGTGGAGAATCGCAGCAAGAATGAGTCGCTTGGGGTGTCCGGCACTTTTGCGAGCTGGGCGGAAATGCTTAAGAGCGAGATTACGCCGGGATTTCTTAAGGATAACAACATAGTGAATGTGGCTGTGGATAATATCTCCGAGCTTGAGCGGTGCATCCTGTCCGATCTTGGCGCGCAGGGTAAGAACAAGGGCATTCCTGCAATGAGCGATTATCAGTATATGCAGTTCCAGCTCGTTAATAGCTTGCGTACAATGAAATCGTGGGGCGTTAATGTCATCTGGACAGCTTGGGAGGCCTTCGAGCCGTTCACAATGCCTGATGGATCGCAGTATACCAGGTGCGTTCCCAAGATCAGCAGTAAGATTGTTGATAACATCTGTGGCTTATGTGATGTGGTGGGCAAGATTACGATTGCCGTAAAGGACGAGATACCGAGGCACTGCATCATTCTGGAGTCTATGCAGAACATATACGCTAAGAATCAGATAGACAGCCGTAAGGGCTGCATGGTCGAAGAATTCACAAATTGGCAGACAAACGTAAACAAGGAGGAAAACTAAAATGGCATGGAATTATCAGAGAGACGAGAGCAGCAGTTTTAAGCCTATTCCCGAGGGCGCACACAGGATCCGTATTGCGAAGGCGGAAATGGCGAAGGCAAGCACCGGCAAGGATATGTTGGTTCTGGAATTTGATGTATCCGGTTATAGCAGCAAGATTTTTCACAATATCGTATTTTTACCAGATAGTCCTGAGATAACGAACCGCAAGCTTACTCAGTTTTTCAAATCTTTCAAGGATATTCCCGAGGGAGATTTCACTGTCGCTAATTATGTTGGTAAGGTTGGTGCTTGTCAGGTAAAGCATGAGGAGTATAACGGCAACACTAATGCCAAGGTTAAGTTCTTTATTGCGGCAGATAAGGCTGCAAACCTTGCACCTTGGAAAGAGCCTGAGAAGAAGGCTGAGTCTGCATCAGCTCCTGCATCCGGCGATGGATTTATGAACGTGTCACAGAGCGTTATGGGGGAAGTTCCATTCTAGAACATAACTCTTGAGGTGTGTTTTAATGAATAACAAAAAGCTAGGCATGGATTTCGAGACGGAGTTCTGCGAGCTGCTTGCAAGTCGGGGATATTGGGTTCACTTTATATCCCCGGCTCCCAATGGGGGGCAACCGTTTGATGTGGTCGCAGCTAAGGGTGGCGAGGCATTCGCGTTTGATTGCAAGACTTGCGCTGCGAATCGATTTACATATTCCAGGCTCGAAGATAATCAGATCATGGCTTTTGAGCTGTGGATGCGATGTGGCAATAATGAGCCGAGAGTGGCAGTTAAGCATAAGGGAGCAATTTATCTGATCCCTTATAAGATTTTAAAAGAGAAGCAATCAGTGGCGCTTGATGACAGCTACTGGTATACATGGAGTGAAAAGGAGGATATTTGATTTGAATAAAGTGTATATTGCGGGTCCTATTACCGGGCATTTGAACTATCTGATGAATTTCAGAAATGCTCAGAAGATGCTGGAGTCCAAGGGATATGATGTGGTAAATCCTGCGCAATGGTTTTTAGAGGAATCTGAGGTCTGGACTTATGGCGAGATCATGGGCGAGTGCATAAAGCTGTTAGCTGATTGTGATGCCATTTATATGCTGTCCGGCTGGGAGCGTTCGAGCGGAGCTTATGTCGAGTGGACATATGCGATGAAGAACAACAAAGAGATCATATATCAGGGCTGAGGTGGATATGAGGCGTGGAAAGGGATTGATCGCGGTGGCGCTGCTTATCTGGGCGCTGCCGTATCACGAGAACGTGATGGCGCAAGAGACAACGGTAAGCAATAACGAGATTGTGGGGACGGTATCGATGTGCATAGTGGAGACCATCGAGCGACCGGAGCCGTTGTTCGGTAAGTTTACCGAGCGGGAGATTGATCTAATGGCACAGCTTGTGTGGCATGAGGCAGGCAATCAGGATATGATCGGAAAGATGCTTGTGGTTGACACCGTGTTGAATCGGGTCGAGGATGCAAGATTCCCGAATACTGTTGAAGAAGTCATCTTTCAGAAGGGGCAGTTCACCACAGCAAAGGTCATGGGAAGAGTTGAGCCAACTATCGAGTGTTACGGTGCTGTCCTATCAGAGATAGACGGAGAGCGATATAACACTGAGGTTCTTTTCTTTGGAAGGGCATACGGCTGTGGAAAGCCCTTATTTCAACACCAAGATCATTGCTTTAGCACACTATAGGAGGATGAAATGGAACAAACATTTGTCAAGTTATACTTTGAATATTTAGAGCAATCGAATATTAAGAAAAATAGTGAAGAAGGAAATAGACTGAAGGCACTTTCTTTGTTTGCGAATATAGGTGTGGCTGAGGCATATCTTGAAGAGGTTGGAATTGATGTGGTCGTAGCAAATGAGTTAATTGAAAGACGAGCTACATTGTATTCAAAGATTTATCCAAAGACACAAATGGTGTGTGGAGATATTACAGACGATAGTATAAAAAAGAAAATTGTGGGATTGTGTGAAAATGAAAAAATAGACATAATCATGGCTACACCTCCGTGCCAGGGCATGAGTACTGCAGGACAACAAAATAGTGATGACGAGAGAAATAAATTAGTGTGTCAAGTTGTTGAGATGGTAAAGGTGCTTAAGCCTACGTATGTTTTTATTGAAAATGTGCCATTATTTTATAGCACTGAGATAGAAATTAATAAGAAACAGATACTTATTCCAGATTATATCGCAAATGAACTCGGCAAAGACTATGAAATCAGAAAATATACAATTGATACTAAAAACTATTCCGTTCCTCAGACTAGAAAACGTGCGATT